TCACGAAACAATGAAGCCACTGCCCGTATTTCTAAAAGAAATCGAGCCTAAGTACAATAAGGATGGACAGCTTTCTAAATCCAATTTAAAAAGATTGGGCGATAATATGGATTACGTTGCCGGAAAGTTTTCTTTAGTTGATTTTCCTGATTTCAATTTAGGTAGCAGACAACAGATTGCAAAGCAACTTATCTTCAAAGGTTGGAAGCCATCCAAGTTTACCGAAAAAGGTAACATCATTGTAGATGAAGAGGTTTTGGAAAAAGTCAATTTTCCTGAAGCCCAATTGATTTACAAATTCCTTTTATTGCAGAAGCGAATTGCACAAATTAATAATTGGATTAATGCATACGATCACGATACTGGATGTATTCACGGCGAAGTAATTACTGTGGGTGCAAACACAAATCGAATGACGCACAATTCACCTAACATTGCTCAAACGCCAGCATCGTACAGTCCATATGGAAAAGAATGCCGTGAGTTGTTTAAAGTACGCTCCACTGATCGTGTCCTCGTTGGATGCGATGCTAGTGGATTAGAATTAAGATGCCTAGCCCATTACATGAATGACCAGTCCTTTACCAAGGAAATTTTAGATGGGGATATTCATACTGCCAATCAACAAATGGCTGGACTACAGACCCGTGATCAGGCTAAAACATTTATCTACGCTCTTATCTATGGCGCAGGACCAGCTAAGATGGGCAAGATTATCGGCGGTGGTAAAGTTCAAGGTCAGCAGATGCTTGAAATTTACTTTGAGAAGGTACCAAAATTAAAACAGCTTATTGATAATGTTCGCAGGTCTGCATCATCTGGATACATAAGAGGCGTAGACGGTAGATTATTTAATGTTAGATCAGAACACGCTGCCTTGAACCTTTTATTACAAGGCATGGGTGCTATTGTTTGTAAATACTGGCTTATTGATATTATGAAAAATGTCCATCTAAACAAATTAGATGTAAAGCTTGTTGCGTCTATTCACGATGAATATCAGTTTGATGTAAACAAAACTCATGCAGATTTATTTACAACCATAACAAAGAAAGCAATCAAGAACGTCGAACACATGTTGAACCTCAACTGTCCTCTTGATAGCGATTTTAAAATTGGAACAAATTGGAGCGAGACTCACTAATTGATAGGTGATAATAACTGTAAGTGTAACGAAGTGAACTTACAGATTATCACTATCATATGTAGTACAAACAGGAAAATGAAACTGAACATTGGAAAGGCTATGGACTTAGCTGAGATATGGGCTAGTCTGTCGGACAGAAAAAAGCATAAGACAGGATGCGTCATTCTGGACAGAGGAAACAGAGTTATCTCTGCCGGGTCTAATTCAGACAAGACGCACCCCACACAATGGCGATACGCTCGAAAGGCAGGTAATGAAAAGGCATGTCATCTCCATGCGGAAATAGCCGCTATTATTAAACTCAGAGACGATGACCAACCTTATTCGATATTTGTGACGAGGTTGCTTCGCCACAATAAAAGAAGCATGGCTAAACCATGCCCCATATGTCAGGCTGCATTGCTTGATGTAGGAATATCACAGGTCTACTTTACAAATAAAAATGGAGATATTGAAAAAATGTATTGACATTGATTTTGAAATGTAAGATACTACACAACATCAAGACAACAAACCATTCATATATGAAAGGATTTATAATGAACCGTACAAGTGAACAAAAAGTTTTATCTGCGCTTCGCAAGCGTAATCGTGTAACTCGCAAGACTGCCATTGAACATGGTTGGTGCGAAAATCTAACTGCCACGATTTCTGATCTTCGCAAAAAGGGTTTTGTAATTGATGCAGTACATGCAACTACACCAGAAGGCTCTGGCTATACTCGTTACCGCCTAACTTCAGAACCCCAGCTTAACGCAGCTTAATTTTATAGAAAGGATTTTTTACAAATGAGTATCATTCAAGGAACCGCTTTTTGGGCTTCGGTAACCCAGCCAAACACTAAGTTCGAACCCGTTTGGAGCATTGACGTATGTAACCTATCAGCGCAAGCTAAAAAGACGCTCAAAGCTGATGGCCTATCAAGCAAGATTAAGAACGATCCTGAGAAGGGTGACTACATTACAATTAAGCAGAAGGTACATCGACGCGATGGAACGGAGTTTGAAGCTCCGAAGGTAGTTGATGCCATGAAGCGTCCATTTACCGCTCTTATCGGTAATGGCTCTACTGTCGCTGTAAAGTATTCAGTACGTGATTGGGAGTACGCTGGAAAGTCTGGCGTTGCCGCTGATCTAAAGGCAGTACAGGTTATCAATTTAATTCCTTATGGTGACGACGAGGATTTTGACGTTGTAAGTGGTGGCAATCTAGATGATCTAGATGACATTCCGTTTGATGACGTTCCCATGACTGCGGCTGGTTAAAAATTAGCAGTCATTAGTGGCATGGGGGGATAGGGTTTTGATACTCCTTTTACCTGTCCCCCCATTACTACATCCAAAAGTATCCAATTAGGAATCCAATATGCCAACCAAATCAAAAGCTAAAAAATTAGATACTTTGGTTGAAGATATTTATGGTGTTTTTGAAAACTACGTAGAGCCTTCCCAAAAAGATTTAAATATCTTTGCCAAAAACCTAGCTGAAACTATTCGATCTAGAATTGTTGAAAGAAGGGAAGGCAAGCAATCACTTCGGCTATCTCAAATTGGAACTCCAGTTCGTAAATTATGGTATTCAATAAAAGATACCAACCAGCCCACACTGTCTGGAAAAGATAGGCTTAAATTTTTATATGGAGATATTTTAGAAGAACTACTTCTGCTTCTAATTAAAACTGCTGGACATAAAATTGAAGATGAACAAAAGGAAGTCCAGATTGATGGGGTCGTAGGCCATCAGGATTGTCGTATTGATGGAATCGTAACTGATATTAAATCAGCAAGTTCATTTGCATTTAAAAAGTTTAAAGACGGATCATTGATGAATGGCAATGATCCATTTGGGTACATACCACAAATATCCGCATATGCCGAAGCGCAAGGAGAAAACTCTGCAGCCTTTCTTGTAATTAATAAAGAAAATGCAGACCTACATGTTTTAGATGTTGATTTTTTTGATATGATCCATGTACCAGATAGAATTAAAACGATAAAAGAGGTAATCAAAAATGACAAACCACCTGAAAAATGTTTCGAAGATGAGGCCGAGGGGGTTTCTGGAAATCGTGTTCTTTCCATTAATTGTTCTTGGTGTCCTTATAAGTTTCCTTGTTGGTCTGACAGTAATAATGGTCATGGACTTCGTATCTTTGATTATGCGAAAGGTAAAAAGTATTTTACAAAAGTTGTTAAAGAACCGAACGTGAAGGAATTATCATGTTAGAGTTCGATAATCGACAAAAAGATTTTATGTTTTCAGATGAAGATATAAAATCCATAACAGATTTTTGCAATACGATCTATAACAACAATCGCAAAGGCAATGTGAAAGATCGTAAAAAAGATAGTAGTCGATCTGGCATAGATATTAATTTACAGGGAATCTCTGCTGAGATTTGGTTCAAGGAAAGATACTCACTTCCTTATACTCTTGATCTAGATTCACCTGATACCAAAAACAGAAACTATTTAAAAGACATAGATGCAGAATACAGCAATCTAGTTTTTGAAATTAAGCAGACCAAGCACGATAACGGATGCTTCTTTATTTCTGGAAGGGATTGGTATGGAAAAGAGCGTAAATTAATTTCAGATATTTATGTGCTTATTATTGGAGAGTTTCCTAACAATTATAAAAAGTGTTTATTCATAACCAAGAGTAAACTCATTAAATTAAATTCTGATGCGGCGGGTAATTTACAGCCATCAATACACAAACGTATTGGGCAGTACGGTTATCATGTTGAGCAGTCTGATATGTATTCCACTCTAACAGATTGCATGGCATGGGAAAACGAAAGCGCCGCACAAGCAGCTTAAAGTTTCGTAGTGGATCAGAACGTAAGTGTTTTGATTTCCTCTGCCAACGGGGTGTTGCTTACGAGTATGAACATATGAAGTTTCCATATGTCATAACTAAGACATACCTACCTGATTTTTATTTACCTGAGTATGATTTTTATATTGAGGTTAAGGGTAGGTTCACAAGCCAGGACAGATCAAAACATTTGTTTATACGTGAGCAGCACCCTGAGTTGGATATTCGATTTATGTTTGACAATCCAAACTCAAAATTATATAAAGGTTCATCTGCCACTTATGGCGATTGGGCAAATAAACATAATTATTTATTTTGTAAAACAACAGAAGGCATCCCGAAAGAATGGTTTAGAAATGTCAGCCGTAAAAAGTGAAATCCATATCTTACTAGATGATTTTTTAGAAAATTCTGCTGAGTCATCAAGCCCAGAAAGAACTTTATTTCTAGCTGTAATTTTACAGGCATTACTTGACGCAACTAAACCATCGTATCCCGGAGAATCAGAACAATCTGAATTAGACAGACGATCAGCAAGGGCTTGGTTCTCCGCATCTGTTGGCGTTACAGCAAAAGATTTTTCAGACGTATGTGACTTAGCGGGAGTTGATGTAATGTATACAAAAGAATTTGCCTACAAAATTATACACTCTCAGGAAGTGACATTTATTCGTAAACGAATTAACGCATTATTAACTCATGATTAAAGGAATTTAATATATGAAACCGCAAACAATTTTAGTTAACGGACATCCTGTGGAGCAAGTTCCAAATTATTTTAAATCAAATGATCAATATGAGTTTCCTACAATAAAGGAGTTTGATTATGTAAATAAACCTAAACACTATAATTACTCTGGTATCGAATGCCTTGATGCTATTCAAGCTGTAACAGGCAAGGAAGGATTTGAGGCTTACCTACAAGGCAATATCATGAAATACCTTTGGAGATACCGTTATAAAAATGGTGTTGAGGATTTGAAGAAGGCCGAGTTTTATTTAAATAAATTAATTCAGGTTACAGAGAATGCACATGAAGTATAAAACTAGAGAACAAAAGGTTCAAGAGTTTCACGAGGCTTTCAAATTAGATGTCAACAGCCAACCAAGAGTATCTCTTCTTGAACTTCGAAAGATTTTAATTATGGAAGAGGCTCGTGAGGTATCGGAAGTCTTAGATGAAATGTCTATGTCCCTGTTTAGAGAAAAGCCAATTACACCAGAGCAATCTCAAAAACTTTTAAAAGAGTTGTGCGATTTACAATACGTTCTAAGTGGGACAGTTGTTGCATTGAGAAACTTATCCACAGAAAATTTTGATGCTGCATTTAATTTAGTACACAAAAGCAACATGTCCAAGCTAGACAAAAATGGAGATGTAGTGTATGATTCAAAAGGTAAAGTTCTTAAAAGCAGCCAATACAAAGAACCCGACCTTTCATTATTAGTCTAACATAAAAGAGGGATAAATTTAACCATGACTTCTAACTATGAAGATTTCATTCATATCAGCCGCTATGCACGTTTCTTAGAAACAGAAAATCGTAGGGAAACCTATCAGAATACTGTTGATCGTTGGTGGTCTTATATGACTGATAAATTTCCATCTCTATCTAAGTATACGGATGTAAAGACAGCCATTGAACAAAAGCAAGTTATGCCTTCTATGCGTACCATGATGGCTGCTGGAGAAGCTTTGGATCGAAACCATATCGCTGCATACAACTGTAGTTACATTGCCATTGATGATCCGAAAGCTTTTGATGAAGCTCTTATGATTTTAATGTGTGGCACTGGTGTTGGTTACACAGTTGAGCGTGATGCTGTTGATCGCCTACCAGAAGTTCCCTGTATCATTTCCCGTACAGAAGAAGTTATTCAAGTTGCAGACAGTAAGGAAGGCTGGGCTAGGGGATTACGTCAACTTATTTCCAGACTATATGCTGGTGAACACCCAACTTGGGACTTGTCTAAAATCAGGCCAGCGGGTAGTCGCCTTAAAACATTTGGTGGCAGGGCAAGTGGTCCAGAGCCATTAGATAATCTATTCCGCTTCTGCACTTCTACATTTTATAAAGCCGCTGGACGCAAGCTAACCAGCATTGAATGCCACGACATTATGTGTGCCGTAGCAGCCGCCGTTGTTGTCGGCGGCGTTCGACGTAGTGCTATGATCAGTCTTTCCAATCTAAGTGATGACCGGATGCGTCATGCAAAAATGGGTAGCTGGTTCCATGAAAATGTCAATCGTAGTTATGCCAATAACTCTATTGCCTTTTCCACTAAACCTGACATGGGTACATTC